TCAACAGAGGGTAAATTTTCATCAATAAAATCTTCAATAGAAGGCAAATCTTCCTTAGACATTTATTAGTAACCTATGTACTTTGGGATTTCTCTCCCTTTCCTTCTATTTATTATCCTCCTTGCGTTCACTCTTTAAGAGTTTAGCCAATTCTGCTGTAGAACCAACAAACAGTGCATTTGTGACGTTGGTTGGTCCTTTTGCAGACTCTTCATTTACATCTTTAAGTTTCTTTTGCAATTCCATCAACTTATCAGTAGCATCAGCAACATTTTTAATCAGTTGTCCTGCAACTTCATATGCTCTTGGCATTTCACTTTCTTGTGCCAATTCCAAAATACCATTAATTGCCTCTTGTCCCTTTTCAATAAGAGAGTATAGATTTCCTCTGGTATACTCATAGTCTTTCCGAATATCCTCACCTTTCGATGGAGATACTTTTATCGCATCTACTTCTGCCGAAACAATATCAGATTCTACATTAAATGCATCATCTAACCCGTCATATTTTTTAGACATTTTCATCTCTCTAACTTATCGATCCACTAAATCCAAAATCATCATCTATTGGGATGAGATCATTATCGCTTGAGGTAATAGGTCTGACTGCAGATCCATTAACGTGGGTTTCAACCGTTGTTCCGTCTTTGCCTCTTTCAACGGTAAGTTTGTTGCCACTGATTGATTTTACATACAATTCTTCATCATCAATGTCAATGTAGGTTTGTGCTGTGACAAGTGTTCCGTCAACAACTTCGATAACGGTATCATCTAAAGTAACATCTTTTGCCAAATTGGTAAGGATTGATCCTGTATAATTTTTAATCGCTCTTGGTACAACAGAGTATGTAAGATCTCTCTGCGTATTTGTCGTATCAGTTCCAGCAAGGTAACTGAGTTTGACAGAGCGAATGATATCAGAAGTAGACGTTGTAACTGGACCAAACAAGTATGTTTTAGCAGTAAATCTTAAAGTATATGTTAAAACTCTTCTAGTGGTATAATCACCCTCATAATCATCTTGGAATGTTATGTTTTCTAAAACAATGGGAACATCTCTTTTCTCATTTACACCTTCACCAACTAAATTTATGGTCAAATTGTATGCTGGTTGGAAATATGGAAGTATTTGTTCGATAATTTGTAAAGCATCATCATTTAATTTTGATAATATGCTGAGTTCAAATTGCATATTATATGGAACTGGCATGTATGCCTTTTTTGTAATGCTGTTTGTATCAGCATCCTTTACCGTAAATTGTTGAGTCGTCGTTACTTTACGTGAAGGATCATACGTCAGTCCAGTAAACTCAAATGACATTCTTGGAAGAGTTATTTGAGTTGACTTGTTTAAATCTGGGGACTGTTCTAGTCTTGCCAAAAACTTTTGAGTTGGTCCGTAAGCAAGAGGAACTTTGATAATGTTTGCGACATTATCGGAAGAATCTGTTTGCTTAATAGTTACACCATTGAAAAGTGTACCAAATGATATGATAACTTTCCTCAATATCTCGTGATAAAAATACTCAAACATTTTACTTTGACATTAGTTCCCTATTAAAAACTATTTAGGGTTGACCAAATGGATTTATTTCACTGAAATCCAATATTGCATCTGCTTCTAATTCAAACTCTTGGTTGTCAACATAACCATCATCCACTGGATAATCATTTACACTTCTGATTGCATGGGAAGCAGATGAAGTTGATCCAACTACATTTTCATTAGTTACAAATGTTCCTGTAACTTCGTATACGTCTAAAATATTTTCCGAAGCGTTCCACGATCTTACTCTAGCAGTTGCTCCACTTCTTGATCCTGTGATAACTTCATTGAACTGGAAATTACCCGTGGACAAACTCGTTGGTTCTGCGATTGTTATCGTTGGTGCTTGAGTATATCCAGCACCTGCATTTGTTAAATGAATCGCTGAGATGGTGCCAGAAGAGGTTAGAATCGCTGTTGCGGCTGCAGAGACGGTAGAAACACCTGTGAACGTAATTGTCGGTGTTGTAGTGTAACCAGAACCACCACTTGTTACAGTCACTATTCCAATAACACCATTTTCTATAACAGCAGTAGCAGCTGCACCAGTACCACCGCCACCAGAAACTTTGATAGTTGGTGCAACAGTATAACCAGATCCAGCGTTAACAACGTTGATATTCTGTACAGATTTTGATCCTGGATTTGCACTGTTTGTGCATACAACGATGCCACCAATTAAAGTTGCCGTTGCAATTCCAGTTACCCCTCCAGATGGTGCTGATCCAATTCCAATTTTTGGTGCATAGGTATATCCAGATCCTCTATTGCTTATTGTAAAGAACTGAATGCCGCCATTAACAACAGACACCGTTGCGGTTGCCCTGGATGGTTCCCCAGCAAGGTTTAATCTTAAAGATGGTCCTATCAGAATTGTTGATCCATCTACACCATCTATCGGTTCTAATGTATCATCAATCTCATCAATTCCAGTGTCAATGACTTCTCCTTCATATCTAAAGAGTTCGCATTTTAATTCATAAACATAATTTTTTTGTAGTTGATAAAATGGTTTTTCGTGCTCTACGTATTTGATTTCAAATAATCTGTCTCCAAGAGGGAAGTAAATTAAATCACCTTCTTTTGGTCTTGTAGATAATTTGATATTAGTTTCATTTTTTATAAGTGGTGAAATATAACTTTCAAATCTTTCTTTTGAAATTATCAAAGTTATTTCATTTGTTGCTTGTATTCCAAACTTTGATAAAAGAGTTGGATTATCTCCATATCCATCAAAACTATCAACATATGCCTCAATTGGATAGGCATCGTCAAATTTTGACTGAGAAACTTCTCTTATAATAGTCTTTTCATTTACATACTTCCTTGGAAGATAATGTACATCGACACCATACATCCTCAACTGTTCGTTGATTAGACTCTGAACTAAATTCTGTTCTTGGGATGAACCTTGAAGAAAATATGGGTTTAGCATGGTTTTATCCAATCATGTCTAATGGGGGAAGTTCGTAAGTATTGGACATTTTCTCCATAAGAGTATCTAACTCTTTTTGTGCATCATCATAAATTTGTCTTCCATTAAGTTCTACTCCACCAGGAAGTTTAACACCTTGGAACTTAATAAGATTTTGCCCCCACTGTTTTTTAAGCAAAATTGTCAAATATTTTTTAAGGAAAGAGTCATTCCAGACTCTGCTGTAATCATTTGGATCTAAAAGTCTATAACAATCTATGATCAAATAGTCATTGACGCTCACGCTACCCCAATCAATATCCAAATATAATCTATCTTGTCTTTGGTTAAATCTAATTTGCTTTTCTGTTGTCAACAAGAAATCAATATCCGAAAGATATGATTTAGTCATTGCATAAGTTAAAATCTCAGTAGATCCCCAGTAGTAGATATCATTTAAAAATAGTTGATATTTAACACTAAACATATTGTTTGTTGTAGTGTTGCTACCATCAAAATGATAGATTTTACTAATACCAATTACTGATGGTGGAATTTGTAAATAATTGCTATTTTCTTTATATGAAAATGTAGTAGATACTCCATCTATAGTTGCGGATGCAGTTGTCGTGACAATACCAGCAACTGTACCGCCTCCAGGAGATCTTCCCCTATCAATATCTGCCTGAGTGACTTGGTATTTTAAAAACGTCTGAGTTACTCCGTCAAAATGTCTTTCATGGAAATATTGCAAAGCATCATCAACAAGATCTTCTACTTGCTCGTCCGCAACATTGATTTCTAGAACAGGAGCTCCTAATTGCCTCTTGCAATAGTTTATTAGTTCTGTTCTTGTAGTTGGTTGCGCCATTTATACAGTACCTCTTTGAGTATTTATGGTGCTGATGAAATACCTGGTTTTACTAAAATATTTCCATCTAAAATTCTGTATACTGTTGCACCAGAACTTACTAGAACGTCATAAACATATCTACCTTCTGTTAAAGATCTGGTATCAGTTGACCCGAGAGAGATCTTAAACTTTCCTCCAGCAGCACTTGTAAATCCTACAGAAAAGGTTGCTACTGCGTATGATGTAGATCCAACAGAAACACTTTTTGCCATCTGTGACGAACCAGTCCACCCAGTTGTCGTTGCAATTCCAACTGCATTATCACCAGAAAAATCAAAAGCAGTATTTGCGACACTAACTACTTCAAAGTTTGCATTAAAATCTGCTCCAGTGTTAATAACTAGATTTGAAGAATAGGAAGATTCTGAGTCTGGATCAAAAGTAAACTTTTTAGTCGCCATTTGGCACTCCTATAAATGCTAAAGTTTCCTGCTGTTTATAATAAAGTTTGCAATAAGATTTAGCGATATTTCTAAGAGATTCTAAATCACATATATTATCTATTTCAGTTGCAATTTTGAAATATTCAAAACTTTTTGTCAAATTTTCTAATGAAATTTTGTCTGGGTTCATTTTACTAATTTCCTCAATAACAATTTGATCTCACTCAGATCATCCTTTATGCTAGCAACTTCAGACTCAAGTTCATTTATTTTCTGAACTTCTTCCTTTTTTAGTTGCCTACGAGAAATATACTCCTCATAGGCATTTGTGTTTGTATTAATAATGGCATTTGTCAGAGGATCTCTGACTAAATCCGATCTCCCCTTTACTCTTATCTCTTCCATGTTATGCAAGTGCAATGGTTCTCAATTGTTTAATTCTAGGAACATATGCTTGATTTGTGGAAGTTGCTACCAATTTAATTCTATACGATTTAAATGATGGAAGTTCGTCAACAGTAAATACATATTCTTTGAAAGTCAAATCGTCCGACAAGAACCCTTCAGAAGCATCTGAAACAGGAACTAACTTATCAGAAGTTCCATCGTTCAGGGAAGAATATCCAGGGAATGCTTCAAAAATTGGTTCAAAGTTTTGAGAATTACCAATTGCATAAAAAGCTCTAATGTCATTATATTGGTTGATATGTGCAGAAACAATCAACTTGATACTAGTTCCAGGAGTTTCAAGGATATTTTCTTTAGTCACATACTGGAATGCTGATGGGTCAGCATCAATAGAATTGACTCTATTATCTTCAATATAATCTGTAACTGCTCTGTCAACTCTGTTAGAAATCAGAATTGCACTCATTCTTTGAGTGTCAATAATTGGACTTAAACGAGGATCGTTAGACTGCAAGGAAATTGACATATTAAAGGAACGATCGCCAGCAAATTCGTCCAATGTTGCATTGTTTAGTTCATTTACCCTAGATGCAATAATTCTTGGTGAGGTCAAGTAGTTTGTTGCATTGATAGTAATATCTTCAAAACCTTCGTTATTGAAAGGAGTTTGTGTAGTTTGACCAGATCCATTGTCAAGGCTTGTACCAGAGGTTGTTCTGATTCTTGCACTTACACTTGTTCCAGGAACAGTTACATTTTGTACAGATGGAACAATTGCTTCGAATGGCATATTTTGAGATGCCTTACACTTAAATCCGCCATCAGATTTTGTTTCATTTACATAAAGTTTGGGGAAGCTTGTTCCAACACTTCTATCAACACCATCAGAACTCATGTCAATTCTAACATTATACGAATCAAAAGAAATTGGATTTGAAAGCGTAACGTCACTTAAAAGGTGAGTTTTATTAATTCTCTTAAGTGATACTCCACCAAGTTCATACTTATAGACTGAGGTTCCTGCGAGATAATTTTTGGGATTAGATCCTCTAGTAATACCGCCAATTACACCCGAAGATGTTGAGGTATATTCGATGATCTCATCACCAATCAATAAGTAACCAGCAGTTGTTGTTCCGACACCAACGTTTTCAAAAGTTCCAAAATTAGAACTATCTGATACAAGAATATCGTTAGTAGAGTCTGAATTATATGGAGAAGTCAGTTTTGTTGGTATGATATCACTTGATACATTTGATATTGTAACTCTATTATTTTCATGGTACATACCATGATTCTTATGGTTTATAGAAATATGTAAACCGTCATTAACACCTACTGTTCTAATGGTTGTAGGAACTACATTTCCACCGACAGATGCATTCAATGTTGTAGTTATCCCAGAACTATTTGTAAACTTGAGGGTTTTTCCTGCACCAACTTCAAAGTCGCCCTGAACATTATCAAAGACCAATTCATTAGTGCTTGCAATAGAAACAATAGAGAATCTTGCATTTCTTCCAGCAGTAGTATTACCCAAAGTAGTAATACCAAGAACATCACCAACCAGATAACCAGAACCTGAATTATTGACAGTAGCAGCAACTGCAACTCCATTCGAAATGGTAATATCCGCTGTTAGATTCTGACCAGTTCCTGTAATATTTGTTAAAGTAACGCCAGTATAAGTCAAATTACCAGAAGATGGAGTGTATCCAATACCCGCATTAATAATAGTCATGTTGCCAGTAGCAACACCAGCATTTCCTACATAATTTCCTGTTGCATTTGATCCTTCTTGTGAGAAAGTATTTCCAATTACTAATGTGTCCTGTAACGTTGATCCAATTCCAACTCTAATTTTCTTAGATTTAAGATTAACTGGATTTGGTTTTAGAACTGGAATTTGTCCGTTACCCTCTCCCAGAATTGGATTGTAAATTTCAAAAGATCCATTGGTCGCAAATTCTGCTCTACGTAGAGTAAATTTCAAATCTTCCCATTGACTTGCATCCCATGTTGATGCGTTTTGTGATTTAAACAGAGATCCCAAGTATGGTTGATTTGAGATAAATTCATCTGTAACAAGATCAGATTCTCCAACTCTAGAGATAAACACTCTATACTTGGTTGACCAAGATGCTAAACAGATTGCATATTCTCCACCACCTTCAAGGTAAACTGGTGCCTTAAAGGTAAATGTTGTTGGAACAGTTCCATCAACAGAAGTGTTAATTTGATCTGGATCTAAAACAATTTCTGAGAAAGGTAAGATCTTCTGAGTTGGCACTCCATTTTGCATAGTGCGAATTTGGAATGTCATTGGAATGTCCATGTCATCCTTCGTTTGGAAGAAGACATCACAACTGGTGAGGAAGACTCCAGTTTCGTCTAAGACTTGGAAGGATTGTGCAAGAGGATCATACCACTCAACAACTGTTGTATTAGCAGTAACTGAAGATATTACATTAGTAGATCTGCTGGAATTAATTAATTCTCTCGCTGCTCTACTTTCAGACTCTTGTCTAACCTGAATCTCAGCATTTCTGACCGAGATAATGTTCTCCTGTACCGTTTCAAGTGTTCCTGATGCAGAGTATTGTTTTTCTCCAATTGTAGATGCTGCATTCTGATCATTATCTGGTTCATCAATCAGAGTGAAAGTTTTAGTTCCTGTTTCAAATTTTGGATTGCTACCAAAATTGGGGTTTGGAATATAAAAACTACCGATAAGAGTTGAACCAAGATCTGAAACAAGTCTTAGATTTGAAATTGTGGCTTGAGCACCACTGGTTTGTCCAACAAGAATCATGTCTCTAGCAACATAACCATAATAATCACCTTGTGCTTGCAACGATAGTGCATATGTATCAACATTCAAAATAGTTGAAGTTGATGAATATGTTTCTGGCAACACATTACCTTGACCAGGTACTTGAACTTGACCAGGAGTACCTAAGAATGTTTCGGTATTCGTAGGTGATACCTGAGACAGATATGGGTTGTTTACAAATGTACTGGTTGGGGCGTTAAAAGGGCCCTCTTTGTGATTTGCTTGTGCAACTCTAAATTTAATCTCTGGAGATGCTACTTCACCATTTTGACTAGAGAGTCCAGTTGCTCTCATTTTTCCAACTACAGTTTCTCCTACTTGGAAAGTACCAGAAACCATTGCAATTTCTAAAAGTTTTGGAACACAATATCTTGTTACATCTTTACCATCAAAGAATGAATAAACTCTAGTTAATGGTTTTACTTTCTTGGCAACAAACTGAATGTTCCTTGAACGCATGATGTTAATAACATCTCTGCTTACAACTCTGTCACCAACAGAAGTTCTATCAAATCTTTCCGTAATGATTGTTCTCGATCCAGTTCTGTTGTCAGTACCAGTTCTAAAGTTATCAGTTACAAAATCTTCTAAAATACTAGTTGTGCGAGATTCTGTCCAAGATCTTACTAAATTTCTTCCACCAGGTCCTTGTTGGTGTCTTGTACCACCAGAAACTACTGTTTGTCCTCCACCACCAGGTCTAGTTACAGATCTTGTTCCAAGAGATCTAGTTGTAGATTCTCTTCCAGTCCAAGTTGTTTCCCAGGAATTCCACATTATGGGGAAGAATCCGTTTTGAGGATCTGGTTCTCCAAATTGTCTTGTGGCGTTTGCCATTTCTTGGGCATAATTACCCTCAGTCTCAATAATTTTTGCCTCAATTCTAGCAGTATCAACCCAAGTATCCGATGATGGAGTTAAATCGACAGATGCTTGCCAGAAACTTACCAAGAAAGGCGTAATGCTTTCAGTTCTAGTGGCAAAACTTTGTTTTAACCACTCAACTTCAGTATAGTCTAGTGTAACAACATCACTAGAACGTCTTACATTTGTACCCTCTGGTGTTGTAAACGCAAGATCAGTTGTGGTCGTTACTCCTTCTACAGGACCCGTAACAAGATCAATAGAATTTGTGAAGTGTCTAGCACGTAATTCTCTATTTTGGATGTCAATAGAGTTTTTGATTGCTAAATCGGTTTCTTGTGGAAGCAAATTAGTGAAATCATCAACGAAGAAACCAGACTTAAATCTATTCAGACCCTCAGAATCTGCAACAAACAAACTTTCTGTATTTGTTTCAAGTAAAGAGAGGGTTGTATAGTATTCTAAATTTTTAATTCTATCTTCAAGTTGTTTGATATCGGACATGCGATATCTCTTATGATCTAAGAATGATATAGATGCATTCCTTGTATCAAACAAATATGCGGGTAATTTTACACTTCCAATCTCTAAAGCATCATCAATGGGAACTGGTTTTTCAAAGTTTTCTGAAGGAGTTCCTTGTTGAACTTGGAATCTTCCATCTTTTGTTAAGAAAATTCTATCAACTCTTCCAAGATAGAATGAGAAATCAACATTTATTGACTCATCCGATACCAAAATATTCGCAGCAGAATTTCCACTACCATCAAAAGATCTTCCCAAGAATTCTAATGGAGATCTTGATCCTTCGGAAATTGTGTAATCAGAAACTCTAGGTCTAATGTCAATAAGATCTGTATTTCTCTCACCATTTACGTGTTGAACGTCAAACTCATAATCTAAAGTATTGTATGAGTTTTTGGTTGTAATATCACCATCATCTGTTGATTCATAATAAGCATTTGAGAAATAAATTTTTAGTTGTCTTGTTGGTTCTTGTGCATCACTTCTTCTTGTAATATAACTGTGACCATATATTGAAGATTTTTGTCCATTATTAAATTTAAAGTTTCCAGTTATTGCTTTACTTGGTGTTTCTAAAGTAGAAACTACTCCTCTTACATTTGATTCTGAGAAAACAACGGTTTCTCCTTCAACAAAATTAATGTCATTTCTTGGAATGTATGTGATTTGACTATCAGAAAGTCTCTCAGCATACACTACTCTTGCACCAGAAGTTTGACCAACCGCAAATTCTCCAATAATCAAGTCCGTAGTTTTACCGGTTGCACCAGATAAGGATGCTAAAGTTACTTTTGGAGCAGATGGTGCTGAAGTTGATGTTGACTCATAAACTCCAAGAACTCTAATTGCATCTGCTTTGTTTAAAGATATTCTTTCATCTTCAACTCTAGTTCCATATGCATAAGTTCCATATGTGAGTCCATTGTTGAGTGTTGTTGATCCTATGCCAGATCCTTCAAGTTTACTCTTATTAACAATGAGGGTGTTTACTCTGTTCTTTCTCTTAACCTTTGCCTTTAGTTTTGTTTTTCTCAAAGATGCATAAAGAGTTGCCCCAGTATCATCACTTCCCAAATTGTTTATTTGTAAAACCGTAGATCCATCGGAGAAACTAAATCTATCTGAAGAAAGTTCCTCAGTTGATCCATCGGATCTAATTAAAGAATATCTTTCTTCATCAAATGCTAAGAATGTCTCATTATCTCCAGCACTGACTGGACTTGAAAGTTGGTTACCCGATATATTAACAGTAAATGTTTTTCTTATTGACAATTGAGCGTTGGTTAAATCAACATTTGATATCAATTGTTTTGGCATTCTGGTGTATAATGCCCCAGAATCAAGGTCTCCTGTTGAGTCCGATAATTTAGTTCCAACAATTTTTAAGTCAGTTACTGACAAGTTTGTAGATGTTGGTAGAGCACCATCTACAACTCCAGTAACAGTTTGAACTCCAACAACTGTTACCGATGTTGAACCAATACTAGTTACTCTTACTGCTACAGGATCAGTGAAAGTAACAGAACTGTCGGAATATTGTAAAACGCTGTTTACTTTTACTTTAGATAAGAATGCAGATCCTGCAGACGCTGTAATTGTACTTACACCTGAACTATTCGGTGTTACTGTTGCAATTCCAATGTTTACTAAAGTATCTAAAATTGTGTCTGCAGTAAACGTTGATGCAGAACCAACATTACCCAAAGAAGGTCCGCCATAAACAGACTTCACATCAGTAATACCAGAAGAAGTTATTGCAATGGCAACTCTTGTATTTTCAATACCATTGAAGATAAATGGTTCGTTATTTACAAATTCACCACTCTTTTCATAAACAGTTATTGAAGTTCCCGCAGAAACTGCATGTCTAAGGAAAGCAGTTGCTCCACTATATTTTCCTTTAATGTGTGTTGGAATTGATAGTGTTACTGGTTCATTCAGTGTAATATGAGAAAATGTCTGTACATCATATAACTGAAGATCCCATTGATTTGTATCTGCATTTGTCGCACTATATGACCCACTTTCCAATGCAAAATCATATACTCTTGCAAGACCAATTTCCTTTCCAGGAGCACTAAGTGAACTAGATCCTACTCTTTGATCTCTTAAACTTACAATATAAGTATTTCCTATTCCTGTTGTTGGTGCACCAAAAACGTTATTTACCTTTACAGTGGAACCAGTATTGTATATGATTCCCTGATTTTCTAAAGTTTTTGTTGTTCTTGGTTTTTGAATATCGAGATATGTAGTATTGATTGTTTCTACTTCATATCCTTTTACAAATGCTTTGCCTGGAGAAATCTCATATAATGCAAGATCATCACTTGCTAAAGATCCACCAGAGGTAAACTGACCCTCTTCATATATTCCATTGTTGCCAATACCATCATTCAATGATTCTCTAACAGAGACATCAAATGGCATTACTGTATAATCGCCAGATTCAGCATATGTTCTACGTGCTAATTCATCCGCAATTATGTTGTACTGGGTGTTTTTCTTCTGAGACTCTAAAACTCCATTTCTAACAGTGGCGAGTTCAACAAAATTTGAGTCATTAAAGTCATCAATTGCTTTAATTGTAAGAGAACAACTAATTTTTAAACGATCTGCTCCTGGAGCAGCGTAGTTGTTATATCCTTTAGAATTGTCTGTTAAAGATTCGTCCTGATCCGAATTTACTACTTCTTCGGAAACTCTAAGACCGATTCTACCAGTTGGAGTATTACTATATTGTGATAAAATAATAGTTTCATCAGAAACATTTACAAAATTTCCACGAATAAAATATACTCCGTTTGATATTGAAAATGCCGATCCAACCGAAGATGCATTTACTGCAATTGCAGACGCAAATGATTCTCCAGTTGGTATAAATGGATTATTTAATGGACCAGATACAATGTCAATATCTGCAGATAAGAGTTCTCCATCTAAAAATGTGGTGATCTCCGAATCCTGTACACCAGATGATGTGTATGAAATATAAAGTGTTAAATTACCCCTATCAGAATCTTCAGATTTTAAAACTTTGTCAATAATTGCAGTTACACCTGAAGTTAATCCGATAATTTTTCTTTTTAAAAGTTGATCAATGTAGTAATCTACAGGAACACCCAAATGAGTGTTATTAAGTTCTATTGCGTTGTATATCCTTGTATATGCAGTGTTACCAGGAATAACCTTAGCACCTTCTTTAAAGAAGTGTTGACCAAACCTTTCAATTTGATTCTGAAGAATAGATTGCAGTCCAGTTAGTTCCCTTGCTTGAACTGGATATCCAGGTTTAAAGAGGACTTTATGGTAGTTGTTATTCGGATCAAAATCATCAAAATATGGTGAGACATTGAGGTTGGTTTGTTGAGCCATAGTTTTTTAGAACTGCAATATAATTTTAATGTCTTCTTTTTGATTTGAAGATCTGGTTATTGATGGTCTATTATCAGTGTAGATAATGTTGCCAGAGAATGGTTGAACTTCTGGAGTCGATACACCGCTAGTAAACGTTTGACCAAGATAATATGTCCTATTATTTATGGAGGTTGAGAGACCCGTAAATGATGTGTCGATACCCAAATTGACACTTCCACCCGTGATTGTGAAACTTCCACCAGTAGTTGGAGAAGCCGTAAATCTGTTTAAAGTGTACCCAAATGTTGGGTTTGTTTGTGCTGTTCCAACTGTTGAGAATCCAGCAAAAGTTCTCTCTTGCCAATATTTCAAAACACCTGTAGTTTGATCATAACTAACAACTTTTCCCATTGCAGTTTGACCAGTTCCAATAACTTGCTGAATAACAGAGTCTGATGTAAATGTAGCAGAACTGTATCCAGCTCCCGTTAATTTCAAAGCATAAACACCACTTGCTTTATCTAAAGATAAAATTTGTGAACTTCCATATGCAAGAGGATTTTCAACAACACCAATTCTTGCAATTTCATTTCCAGTTATAAAATCTGGGTTTTCAGTATCATTTTCTATCCTAGAATAGAGTAATACGTTTGTAGCACCCAATTCTCTGTAAATATCTGCTCCATGGCCACCTTTTGGTGAAATAATGACGTCAAGAGTTGGATATGTTGTTGGTGAAGGAATTCCTCCAGCAATTAAATCGACATTTCCAAAAGTATAACCAGAACCTTGATTTGAAATTACAACACTGCCGACCTTTGCATCATTATTAATTGTTACTGTACACTCAGCACCAGAACCATCACCTTTAATGGGAACTTTTGTGTAAGTTCTGTTTGCAGTTCCTACGCCAACACCTCTATTTTTTATAACAACCACTTTAATGCTGCCATCAACAGCATTATCCCTAACAGAAGCATTTTCTGTACTAGTTGCCCAGTCAGATGGCACGGGCAAATATTCTGTAGTATCAAACTTAACAATATCTGATGGTTTGATCGTGTACAAGTATTTCCAAATGTATCCATCTCCACTTGTACCTGCTGATCTTGGTTCTAAATCAGTAAATGTTGGTTCATCTAATGATGGTTGACCATTAACATTTTCTGGGTTAGTTCCATTTTGAAGACATATGTAAACTCGATAGTCACTATTAATTACAAAATAATTTGCTGAGTATAAAGAGGTTCCACTGGCATTTTTGGGTGTGTTGGTAATACTATAATCATGTCTGTAATAATCATAGGTAGTACCAGAACTCCAAACATTTTTTCTTACTACTTGTTTGGCATCACTAGAAGTAATTTTTTTAAGAGCGATTATGGTTTCCCATGTTTTATTCTCGCTATCAAAATTATCTGTGGGTGCTGGTGGAGCATTATCCCAATCACTGTCAATTGCTGTAGGATTTGGCAGACCAACAAAACTGTAGTAAGAATTTGCAGTGGTGTTAAATCCAGCCACAAAATTCTTCGCATTTAATATTCTAATCTGGTCAGTTATAATAGCAGACATTTTTTGTGATTTTTTATTTATTTATTAGGCATAGCCTTGAGACTTTAATGATTTATCTCTTATCACGTATGGTCCAGTTTGAATTCCAACAACACCATTTGTGGTTATTGCAGAATAAGTACTGGTTCCAACTCTTTCACTCATTATAATCTTGCCCCAACTAAATCTTCCGTAGAAACTGCTTATTGCCAATCCAGCAGCACTAAATCCATTATAATCAGAAACACTAACAACAACTCTAGCAACGTCTGTTGATGCAAATCCAATAGCAGATGTATTAGCAGTTGAAACTGATGCAACTCTATAAATGTTATCCAAGCATGTTGTTCCAATACCAATCACATTTTGATTTTCATCCAAGGAAGTAACCCCATTACCAACGTTTGAATTATAAACAATGAAATAGTCACCAGTTGACAATCCACTAATGGTGGTTTGTGGGGTAATTGATGTATTGTTTCTCAATGGGGAAGTCGCTTCAATAACCAAATCAAATACTATTCCAGTGGAAGCCACTCCAACTGAGGTTGATCCAATGCCAGTGATAACACCAAAATCACCACTGTAAGAAACAATCGTGTTGCTTTCTTTTGACATTGATGGTGGAGGTCCAATCAAAACTAATGGTGGATTTGATGATGTGTATCCAGTTCCTGGGGATGAAACTGATATACTTGAGACAGTTGCAGCAGCAGATACTGAAGCCGTTGCAGTTGCTCTTTGTGATGTTCCAACTCCAACTGGATTTGCTATTGTAACTTGTGGTGCCGCAGTATAACCAATACCACCAGATGATATGACAACAGATGATATTGTTCCAGCAACAGATACAACAGCAGTCGCTGCCGCTGAAACTCTTTCATTACTGTAATCATATATTAATATATCTTTTTGGAATTCAACAGAAACAACATTTTCATTTAATTGGTTAAAGAATGGTCTTAAGTTGTCAACATAAATTTCAGTAGAACCAATACCAACCGACTTTGTTAGATATGCTGTTGGGAAAATATTTGGTTCATAAAGTATACGGGACTTATCAACAACTTTACCATTAATAAGTCTATCTTCAGTTTGTCTACACCATTTAACAGGTCTCAATAAAGTAGTGTCTCCACTCAAACCAGGTCCATAGTATACATTGGTGTTAACAGTTCCAGCAGAAACAATTTCAGAAACTGTTCTTGTATCTTGGTCTAAAGAGTTAACACTGCTTTCTATGGTTAAATCGTCACCAACTTTAATTGTTTCAACAACATCAATATCTAAAACATCAACACCACCAGTTCCTTTGTAGAATAAGAATTTGAGACTGTCTCCAGCTTTTGGAGCCTCTACAAATGATATGGAACTTCCGCCAGAGAATGTATACGCATCACCAGGAACTTGCAATATATCATTGATGAATATTAAAAGAGTATCTTGGATTGATATGTTTGATCCCGGTTTAGCAACAATTGATAATGCGTTTCCGTTCTGTGTGATTGGGAAAGTTGTTCTTCCGCCATCAAAAAGAACTGAAAAATCATCAAGTACATCAATTTGTCCAACTGACCATGCAGTAAACACATCAGCATCTACTCTATCAATTGTGATTTTGAATTCTTCAAATGTTTTTGTTGGATCTGTTGGTATTCCAACTGTTCCACCAACTCCAATTGTTAAAACTTGTCCAACTCCATATCCATATCCAGTGTTTGATATACTAAACTCAATAACACTCGATCCTTGTCCAACAACTACATCGACTTTAGCTTGTGTTCCTCCAACACCTGGAGAACTTGCACTATAATGAAGTGGTAAATTAGTATAAGAAAGTGGAGAATCAAATACAACATATGGTGGATTGGATGAAGTGTACCCTGCTCCAGGATTTGTGATTGCGACACTAACAATGTGTCCACCACTTATAGCAGCGGTTCCAATAAACTCAATATTTGGTCTTCCTGTTGAGGAAGTTCCAACACCTACGTTAACAGTAGTTTGAATACCACTTCTATAACCAGATCCACTATTTCCAATACTAATTGACTGAATTGTACCAGAAGCAGAAACAATTGCTGTTCCTCCAGCAGCAACTAATGGTTGAAGTCCAAATCCAGCACTAGATGCGACAGAAACAATAACGCCACCAGTTGGAACATTTGCATTATTAACATCATAGGATACAGAACTTGCTGTTCCAGTAAATGTAATAGAAGTGATTCCTGCAACTTCAGATAAGGTATAGTTATAATTTGCACCTGGACCCTGTAAAATACCATTGATTAAAACAAGTGGGAAGTTTGTTGTAATTCCAACAACATCTTGGTCATTTGCAGTTAATGGGAACTGTTTTGTTTGTCCATCAAATAGTTCAGTTATGTCATCGTACAGATAATTTTTAGTATATGTTTCACTTGAAGTTCCAACTATACCATTGCGTAAGAAAACTCTACCATTGAAAGATGATGATGATGTAATGCCAATCCAGTCTCTAAACGATGGTGGATCTGTTATTGAACCAATTGGAGTATTTCCATATGGCGCTTCAATGAAGTTGATCGTATTTCCAATAATGTTGTAATTTCCTCTAATTTTTGTTACTTGAGCACCTGTGCTATGCCCAGCAAGAGTAGTTCCTAACCAAGCACGACTGACCTTGATTGCATTAGTGGATCCAACGCCAACTGATAATATTTTTACAACCTCATCGCCCATTTGAATATATTCGCCACCAAAGAATGATGTAATTCCTACAAGGTAGATAATATCATCAGCAACTGTTGCTGCTCTTGCCAAAGAAGTTGTTACTGATGTTCCTGCAATTGGAGATTGAATTGCATTATCAATAGAAACCAGTACTTTTTGATTTGCATCCTTTGCGGTGAATGTATGGGAATTTCCAATGCCGACAGAAGTAAATCCAATTGAAACTGGATTTTTCTTCAATGCATTTTCTGCAGAAGTTGCGAGTCTAATCTTGTTAGAGTCCACCTTGATACAGAAAACTCCAGCAGGTAATCTATCAGTTGATCCTATTCCAGCAAAAGTAGTAGATGCAATTCCAATGTAGTCAGTTCCAAGTCCCAGTCTTGTAGAATATGTTAATTCTTGTCCACTGACAAAGAAGTGATTTTGAATTGAAATTGTATTATCTGTCAAATTAACGATAGTTGAATCTGATCCATCAAAATTTCTTTCAAAAATTTGATAATTCTCATGGGTCAATGGGAAATCTCTCTTAATTAAAGCAAGAGTTCCTGTATAGGTTGCAAAACTATCTTTAATGGATGCATTTCCAAAATCTTTTTCGAACAGTCCACTTGCATTGTCTTCAATGCCTAATGCATTGATAAAGGTCTTAACATGAACTTCAATGTCAGAATTTGGAGTAAATACCAATTCAGACCTATTACTTGTTCTTTGAGCACCTAAAGTTCCTAATCCTGCGATTGATCCGATTGTATCAAATGTGCCAAATTCACTCAAATACACAGTTGAATCACTATCAACCATAACGAATTCTGAGAACTGGTGAATGTTATTTGTTAAATCAGAAACTTGGATTATTCCATAAGCACCATCATAGTCGTCACCGTAGCTGCCAACACCAACCGCAACAGGAGCATTGGTTGATCCAATCCCAACAGTCTGTGCTATAAGACGTGAATGCTTAAAGTCATATGTTCCACTACCCTGATATCCCTCTGAAGAGAGTCCTACAGAAATAACGTTTACTCTTGTAGTTGTAAATCCAGCTTCTGGTGTATATTTAAATACCACGTCAGAATTTGACATGGTAAATCCATATGTACCCAAACCAGAAGATGAGAATTCATCAAGGGAATGGGTTGTTAACTGACCATACTCAGATACCCTTACATCAGATCCATCATGTATGATGCTAATTTCATCATACTCTTCTTGATCGTCTGCTTCTACACTTACAAGAATTTTTGCGGATCTAACGCCAGAAGTTGAGGTTCCTATTCCTGCTATCGTCATTACTTCTGTTGTAGTGACACCAGAAATTACTACATTAGTAGTTGCTACGCTTACAAGAGCTCCTGGGAAGGAAGTATTTGTAGAAACTCCAATGGTAGTGGAACCGACTCCTACAGTTTCATCATTTAATCCAAGTCTATCTAAGTTATATGCTAAAACTGTAAGGTTATAGTTATTAAGAGTGAACTTATTTGGATAATACTGTAGAACACCTTCAGATCCTTCAATCGTATAATCAAAAGATCCCAAATCAAGTACAGTATCAACAAATGCATATTGGTTTAAAACTGATCTTCCATTAGCAACATCATTTAAAACAGTAACTAAAGCAAGTTGTCTCTCTCCTGTATAAAGTCTATCCTTTGAATAAACTATAAACTTGGTAGCAACGCCATCACCCAAAGGTTGTCTATAAATGTTGCTATAAGCAAAAGTTCCTGGATTGCTGTTAAATGTAGAACTTACGTCATCAATCGTTAAGACTCTATTACCAATTGATTCTGAATAATCGGTTATAAGTCTAGTATTGAATGTAATTTCATCTGAAAAATCTATAGTTTGAGTTGCTTTTAAATAATTTTCAGATACAAGATCATAATTTGGAACGCAATTTAAGTCATACTCACTAACATAGTCAACCTGAACTGTTGTTGCATCTGTTGGTTTAATCGTTAATGACTCTTCATCTACTGGAAGGAGTTTAGACTCTACTTGCAAGTCACCGAATTTCTTAAGTCCTGCGGTGTGTAAAAGAGAACTGACAACATCATTCCAGTCTTCGAATGGAATTCTTGATCTAATTGAATATGAGAAGTTTTGGTAGTAGTCATTATCTTGGATTTTTTGATTGAGATCATTTAAGAATCCACTATCATATCTCCAACCATTATCAAATATTGAGAAATAATCTAGGACATATTCGGAGTTTGTGGAATATATTTTGTTAATTCTCGCTATTGATCCAGTTACCAATTCTTCAACTAAGTTTCCAACAACAAAATCATCAGAACTCTCAACTGTTAATGCTTGATTATTTTCATCCCAATCAAAAATTGTTCCTTCAGATCCATTAGAAGTAATTAAATTTCCTTTTTGGAACGAATTTGATTCCAACTCGTATGTAAATTGTGGGAAATATTTCTCAGGAACTAAGATTGCTGAAGAATTAACAGAATTAAAAGTTCCAAGATACTCATTATCTTCAAGGTAATTTGCAAAACTATATGTAACAACTCCAATATTTCCACCAAGATTTGGGTGAGTTGCTGTTACGGTAAATAATGCATAATTATATTCATCGGAGTTGAATCCTTTTGTGGTAGATCCCACACCAACACTTGAATTTTCTACTAGAATTCTGTCTCCAACAGAAATTGGGAAATTCTCACTATATGACTCTTTCATTGTTGCCTTTACCGTTTCGGTAAAGGAATCATATTCCAAATTAGAAACTCTAATTCCATTTGGATTTCCTACTGGAAGGATTATGGGAGAACTATCGCTCAAACTTTGCGTATTCTTCCTAATTTTAACTTCAGAGGATCCGATTATATATTGCAACTCAATATCATTAATCTTTTCCTTAGTGTCTCCATCAAGGACAACTAGAGATGGTGCTGTTGTATATCCTCTACCAAAAGAGGTTATGCCAATACTCTTAAATTTATAGAAAGTTGATAGTTCTAAAATTTGTGGAAGTTTTGCTTCTGGTGATAATGTAAAATCTGATGGATAATTAAATCCAATGTTATTCAATTTTGTTTTTGTAACTCTTCCAATAGTTTTACTTGATGGATCTAAAACTGCTCCAGTTCCAGAGAGAGTAGAAATTGTACTTATTCCTGGCAACCTTGAATATCCAAGAGTTCTGTCAGAAAATTCAATTTCAGCAATTGGACCATATGCATTCTTGGAGTTGGTTGTGTATGATATTGTGGATGTTGTGTATGAATAAGAATTTGATTCTGGATATTCTTTTAATGTGTAATCAAAACTATTTGTAGTTATTCCAGCTACAGTGTGAGTTCCATTGTATAGGCTATTAACAATAGCAATTTGATTTGAAGATTCTACTTCATCGTCAACAACAATATCCAAATTTTCTTTTGGATTTCCTGGAAGATTTATTGCTTCTAATCTATAATAAAGAGTATTTGGAGAATCTGAGTTTATACTTAATGTTATTGTCGCACCAGAGGTTCCTACAATACCCGACTTTGTTACTTCAAAACTATTAGAAGTTCCATTTGTAAAGTACTCATTTTTAAATTCTAAATCAGAATAGAATCTGAGTGAAAATGCTGGATAATTGGTTGTATTTTGAATGTATGATAAAGAAGAATCACTTACATCAAATGTAACTGTAGAATTTCTGTAGAATTTTAACGGTGGATTGATCGGTAAAATACTGCCAGAAGATTGAGACTCAATATTTACAAAATTTGGATAAAGTTTAGTGGTTTCATACTTAGTATCACAAACTTTAATCGTATTCTTATCTACAACATAGACATAATATTCTTCATTGTTTGATAATCCAGTCGCTGGAGAAGATGATGTATGAATTACTTTCTGTCCAGTAACTAATCCATGCTCATTTAATGTTATTGTGTTTGCAGAAGTTGTGATTCCACCAGAAACAAAATCCAAACTATCAATAACCATTTTTCTATTGTGTCCGTTATACTTTACGGTCACTGATGTAGAAATTGATGGACCTACTTCAACAAAAACAGTATCATTTCTAAGTAATCCATGTGTTGATGCGGTTGAGACTGTAACTAAGTTTCTGTCAACAGTTCCCTTTACAATTTTATCATAATTTGTTACTAAACTATGATAGACACCAGTTCCAACTCCAATAAAATACAATAGACCTTGACCAGAAGTTGTGCTTGCAGCCCCAACATATGTTCCTGTAGTCCCAAGTCCAACTTTTACTGTTGATAATCCAATAAGATCTTCACTTAGTTTTGTGACAAATAAAGTGGAGTTATTTGCAAGATTGAATGATGATCCAGCACTAACTGTGGATACGCCAATAGGATCTCCAGAGTTAATTCTATACGTAACCTCATCCCCAGTTACCAATCTGTGATTTGGCAAGTACATGGATTGTGCTGGAACAAATATTTCACTAATTCCTGCCCCTGGATTTGAGAAAGATATTGTAGTTCCTATTCCAACACCAGATACGGCACTAATTCCAAGAGACTCTATGGGATTAAAGTAATACTCTCGATTTACTTTATCATTAAATGTTGTTTTATATCCAACATTTACAGTAAATCTTTTTGGGAATTCCTGTATAGCGGTAGAAAGTGAGTGACTTACTCCGACTACACCATTTTGAGCCCTTATAACTCTTAACCTTGATGAAAATCTATCAATATTGAGAACTTTGACATATTCTAATTCAGATCCAGTTCCTATACCTAAAATATCATTCTCTTGAATTCTTGGGAAAGTTAAATTACCTGAAACCGAAATATAAGTAACAATTCCAGTGGCACCATCAGTATTGATTCCTTTAGATACTGTAAGGTAGTTTGTATTGATACCTACATTATACGATCCTTCAACAAATGATGATGTTGTGGAAAGACCAGAAATTGTTACCAGATCATTTCCTTTGAATCCATGAATAGCAGTTCCAATTGCCAAGAATTGTCCATTTCCATTAGCAGGGTAAAACTCAACATTTGATATTTCGGTTCTTGCCACACTTATTGTGGTTGGACTTGATCCTAAGATTTTAGAAACCCTAGATGCTGAGAAAAATTCGGAATTGTTTTCTTTTTCAAAAACAATTCTATCATTTACTTTATAATTTGATCCGCCAGTGACAATTCCAACAGAATCGACATATCCTTTTTCTGTTGTTTTGATTATAGAATCTTGATCTACAAAGTCATATGACTTTTGCAAATAATCATATCCACTATTAGTCTTTGTTAGTGCATATGGGTAAGTGTTTCTTCTCCAATTTGTTGAATTTAAATCATATTGATCTTGGTTAAAATTAGAAGCATAATTCAGTTCATTTGGTTTTGACTTAAAATAATCTCCAATCAAATATGGAAAACTTGGTCTTTTGTAATTTTTAAATATTCCATCTGATGCAGGTGATAAATCAAATGTTGCAAAATATGCATAAGTTCCGTTTGGATAGTCTGGCGTTACGCAGAATCTACCATTGTGCTCATCTAAAACAGATTCATCAGTAGATTCATTCCATTCAAAATCTTCAACGAAAAATTCTTCTGGGAAAATATTTGTTGGTGGTCTATTCGTCTTTAAACTCAACGAATAACCAGATTTCATTTGAGTTATACTTCCACCAGATTTTGTGGAATATGCGTAAGGTCCATAAATTGGATATCCATCATATGACCATCCAATTATAGATGAGTGAGTTGTATTGTTTGTTTCTTGTCCACTGACAATTTTTAAATCTTTTTGTCCATAAAGTGGATTTCCATCTTGATCTATCGAATAGATAATTTTTCTTAATGATCTTGGAGCATAAACATAAGAACATTGTAACTCCAAATCATCTGATGGAGCCTTAGATATGAAAACATCGTCATTATTGATGTTTTGTAAGTTTTTTCCAAAATTGTTAATAGTCCATCTTTGAACATTTGAAATAAACCTAGCATTAGAACCAGATTCTTTTACTTCAATAGTTGTTGTAGAAACACCATATCCAACACCAGATTTGTTAATTTCAACACCAGTTATAGATCCATTGGATATTTTGGGAACTAAATTTGCCCCACTACCAATTCCAGATACTATCAATTCTGGTGGAGAATTATACTCTTGCCCACCCCTATTGACAATTACATCAATAATTCTTCCACTTTCAGAAACAATCGCTTCTAATTGAGCACCATAACCACTTCTTGCTGTTACTTCTGGTTCTCTTTTAAAATTAATAATTTCTGATGATCCATATCCAACACCAGATTCTGTTAATTGAACTGAAGTTATTTCTCCTCTTACTATTGGTTGGAGAATGGATTTGAAATTGCTGCTTCCAGTAGAAGCGATCCCAACTTTTCCTACAACTTCAACTGATATTGGTGGGTAATTAAATCGATGTGTTCCTACTCCAGTTGTTGAGAAAGTTTCATATTGATTAGTTTTAATATAAAAATCTTTGGAAGTTGTTCCTACTCCAACCAAAGATAATTTAAAGGTATTTTCATCAATTGAAGTTACATAATATTCTGATGTAGTTGATAAACCAGATATGGAAGTTCCATCAAAAGAATATTTTACAATTTCTCCAGTTTTATATCCATGATTACTGATGGTTACAGTATTTAATGCTGTACTGATACCTGTTGGTGAACAAATTCTCTCTTTATTTTCATAACCAGATCCTGGATTCGTTAGTTTTACAGATCCAACTATAGATTTTCCATTCAAAGATTTGAGTTGGTGAACTCCAGAACCAGGACTTGTTAGAACTACGGTGTTAATACCTAAAATAGAATCATCTAAAGTTTTATGTAATTTTACAATGTATGGACTTTGAACAGAAACATGATATATTGCATCGGTTGATAGACCAAGAATAGATCTTTCGCCAAAAGTTTTATATACAATTCTTTCACCATTTCTAAATTTATGATAAGTCGTAAATCCAATTGTAGACGCATCTGATCCAAATCCAACTGTTCCTATACCAGAAATATCGGTAGATACGCCTGTTGGGTTAAATGAAACTTGATGGGGAATAGTTACCAGATTTACATCTGCAGTCGCTCCAGTCCCATTTCCACCAGTTATCTTTACTTTGGGAACTTCAATGTAATCGAAACCAGAATCTAAAACACGAATTTCTTTAAATTCTCCCTTTACCGCAAAGGTTCCTGTTGCGCCAGTTCCTACAGGGTCACTAATGTTTAATACTGGTGGATTAATTACATCATATCCACTTCCACCGGAAGAAATTTCAATAGAATCTAATTTTCCATAATGTACAAAATCTTTTGATTTGTAGTTTAAAATTTCTACGCCATTAATTAATATTCCATTATAATCAAAACGAGTTTTTTTATCATATACTTCATCTAGCGGAGAAGATATTTCTCTGTATTTTTTCTGGGGTTTAATTGATTTTTCTCTAAATTCACTTTTTTCTAACGTATTTCCAACAACAACTACAGTATCTGCTCCACCAGGAGGAACAATACTTACAAACTTTTCGGCATAAAGGTTTGATGCACTTTTTGCCAACTTAATATTATTAGAGTCTATCCTTTTTACAACATAGTTCCCTTCATCAAAAAGGTAACTAATTATTGTGGACTCTGTTATTTCATTTCCAGTAGCATCAGTATATACTATAGTATTTTTTTCTGGCGTATAGTATACAATATCTCCAGTGTAGTAATTGTGATCAATACCAGATGTTATCTGTAAAGTTTCTTGTCCAAGAGAAAATGTGCCAGAAAGAGTTATTTTTTGATTCTTTGGATTTAATTTAGTATCTGAGAAGAAAGGTAATGAGTTTGTTGCAACTAAGACTTTATCACCATCAACATAAGTATTTTGTACATTTGCTGGGTAATTTGTTAGATTTGTGTAAAAATTTGAATCGACTTTAGAAATTCTTTTTGATACTTTAACAATACTTGCAGGATCTCCTACTCCAGATCCTCTTATTAAGCAAGTTTTAGAGTCAAAGACATCAACAACAAACAAATCCGTAGATACTTTGACTGTAAATCTATCGGTCAGTTCTAAAGGATCTCCAATTCTAAGAATATTGTCATCTTTAGTAGTTAGTTTGTATGTATTATTTGATGAATCCTCTAAAGTAAGACTATTTACATCATAGAATTGTGCTGTATTAAAGAACCAATGATTTGCTTTAGTATCAGAAGATACTTTACCCAAAGATTTAATTTTAATCTTTGAATTTGGTAATTGATAATATGCCGATGTTGGTTTTTGTAATTCGTTTAGAACTGATCTAATTTTTATTTTAATTCCGTCATTTTCTCCAGTCTCATCATCAAATCCATATGCAAAAGTATTTTGATCTATAACTGTCTTATCACTAATAGTTCCTGTTATACTGCTTGTAGTGATTCCTAAGAATTGTGTGGATGATTTGTCGGAATATGTAACTACTCCAACTGTGCCATCTAAAAATGTGACAGAAAGCGTACCTGACTGTGGGAACCCAATAGTAGAATCGACATCCAAATAAGTTTGTCCAACGCCAACTTCATCAATAACTGTCGTTTTTGCATGAATTGAAAAATCTCCATACAAAAGTTCTGAAGAACCATCCGATTGATTATAAGAGGAATCAATACTTACCTTATAATAAACATCTGTTAAAACACCAACTACTACTCTCTCAACATATGAAACTGGAGCATATGCGGTAGTGATATTTTCAAATTCGTCTTGGAAGAGAGTTTTATTGACAAGATTGTACGGATCACCTTCAACGGACTCTACAATCAAGTCCCTGGTTAATTGATAAGAAGCATTTGATGGAGTAATTAAATAGTCTTGCGGTCTAATAATATCAATTTCATCATTATAAAGTGCTTTGAATAAAATTTTAAAAGAATCTTCGGTTCCTCTTCTGGAATAAAAGTCTTTTGACTGTCTTATAAATTGTGCTTGATTTAATTGATCATCTAACTGTTGCGACTGAAGTCCTGGTAAAAACTGAGTTTTTACTTTTTTTAAAAATTCTTCTAAAAATAGTACGCTTAAATTCTTTACAGTTGCCCCTGCAGAGTGAGAATCTGCATCTGATGATGAAAATACTGCTTCTTCTGGGTTATTTGGATTTTCAAATGACGTTATCCCAACAAATCCTCTAGTGCACCCTAAAAATCTAGTTCCAATTTTTGCTTGGTAGATGATAATTTCATCATCAATTTGCAAAATGCCAGCGTTATCTGGGAATCCTTGCGTATTACTTACATCTAAGTATCCCTGACTTTCATCTGCATCAAAAGTCAGAGTTGTTTCTTTTATATTATTTGCGTTTGAGTTCAGTTTAATATACGAATCAATGTTTTCAATAAGGTCTAAAGGACCTCCCTGAAACTCCAATCCAGTATAATAAGTTCTTAAAAACTGTGCAATCAGTGGAAACTCATCTCTAACATAAGATGGTAACTGATTTTCTAAAAGATGTTTGATCTGAACTCTTTTTTTCGCCATTTCTTTTTCTTACAATATTTTATTAATATGGGTTGTTGTTAACATCATAATAACTTGCTGTTGCTTTGTATGTAGACCCTGATGGATCTGCCCCAGAAGATATTTCATCTACAATCATTTCAACTGAACTGTTATCTAATTGCAGGTACAAATCTTGCAATCCAATAACGTCATTTGAATGTGGAACGGCGAATATCTCCATAATCTGTTGCCTATCTTTAGATTTACCTGATACAATGTTAATTGGGTTTAGTGTAATTCTCCCTTTAACATAATCAATCGCTCCTACATTTCTTCTTCTAACAACTGGTGTTGTAGAACCTGATGCTTGTAAAGAGTAAAGTGATATTGTTCCGGTTTTTCTATCGATAGGTTCGTCAAAAAGATAAACATCATCTGTTATATCTATCACCCTAAAAGCACTGGATTTTATGTTGTATCCACTTAACGATTGGACATGAAGATGATTGCCAAAATCAATTGCATATTCTGCAAATGTATTAGTTGCCAACCTCAAATCCCTTCTCATTTGAACTGATGTAATATTTGAAGTTATTGCTGGGTGACTATTGTCAATCAAACTCAAAAACTTACTATATTTAAATCTAGTCCCATACTTATTTAATTCAGCAGAATCTGCGTAATTATTGATATTGGATTGAATTGTTGATGAAACCCCAGCAACATCAGTGGTTAATTTTGTATTATAATATACTTTACTGCTAGTAATAACATATAAGTATTTCAAATCCAATATCTCTGGGACTATTCCGGTTACTGAGTATTTTCTTAAATCTCTTTTGATATTTTCTTTAATCGCTTGAGAAACAAAATCTCCGTTTCTTGGTTTAATACTAATAAAAACTTTTCCGTATTGCGGTGGAACTAACTCCTCTCCACCAAAAACAGAAATGGACTCTGCTTCCGTGTAGATTTTATTTGGAATTAATACCTCATAATCGTTTGCAGTTATTGCACGATCTTGAGTTCCATAAACTTGAGGTGCATATTTTTTAATCGAAGATACACTTTCAATTGCTTCACCGCCACTTGATGGTAGATCTGCTGTTACAAGAGATATTCCACTTGTAATGTTAACTTCTACTGAATTACTTAAATAAACAAGTCTTCCACTAAATGTAAAGTTGCTGATTCTATTTGCATCTTCACCAGAACAAACCAAATAAGAAATGTCTATAACATTTCCATCTTCAAGTGCTTTGCCAAATATTCCATCACCAAAAATTAATTCATATTGCTCATCTTCTACTTCTTGGACAAAATATATTGTGGAAGAACCAGTTACAACATTATCCGTGTTTTGATCAAATAAACTCGTGTTTTGAGTATAATTTACTCTTACTGTAGAAGTATCAGTTGGTTTTACGCTTACAACTAACGTACTGATATCAATCCCAGAATTTTCCAAAATAAAGCGTTGATTTGGATTCCTTGAGGAATATGTAAAGGACTGTTGTATACGTATTCCTTCAATTACTTCTAAAGTATTAAAATCTGCTATTCCATCAACAACAGGAACAGTCAGATCTTCAAGGATATTAAAAACGTATGATTGATTTCCAAATTGATTTGCTGTCGCTACGACAGGACCTGCTTTTAATGTAACTGAAGATGGATTTATATTTGATGTAGAAAGGTCTACGAAAAAATTAACATTACATGTGGATCCTCTTCTTGATCTTGGAAGATATCCAATATTTCTAGCAAGTGCAACTACATTTTCTCTCAGAGTTGCACTATCAATAAAGACCTCATTTGAGATCATATTTGCATTATATGAGGAGATATATGTGTTATATGCCAACAAGTCAATAATCGTTGACAGATTTGACCCCTCAAAGTCATAATCTGTGAAATTATTGTTCTTTTTTAGAACTTCTCTTAAGGTGGTTTTAATCTGGTCAAAGTCCAGACTAGTGAAATTTAAAAGAGGCATTTATCTTGTTGGTTGCAAAACGAATTCTAGTTGTTGTGCTTGTATGTCCGAACCAATAATTTCATATACAATGATAACGTCAAACTGATTAGCATCAAAATTAGGATTTACAGTTACATCTAATAATAACACCCTAGGTTCAAATTTTCGGATAGAATCTCTTATTTCATCCTGTATTGTCAGTGCAGATATATCATCCAGGTTTTCAAAAAGAGATTCTGATATCCTTGATCCGAAATTTGGTTGGAAAAATTTTTCTCCAGGTGATGTAAGAACAATATTACGAATAGAGCGAGCAATAGCAGTTTCATTTTTTAGTGCAACAAGATCATCATTCAAAGGATTACTTTGAAACGACATGCTGACATCTTTGAAACTGCGACTAACTCGCTCTAAAGGCATGGATAACCGTAAATTCTATAATTCTATCTTATTTATGGGGTATTTTTGACTAAAATTCGTTCAAAGGAATTGGTTCTGTGCCATATTCCCAGTCATCATAGTCATCATCATTACGAATTTTTTCATGAAGGTCGTTTTGAACATGAAAATCGTGTTTTTTGGGTGTAAGGTCATCATTTGCGATTTCACGTAACATCTTTTGGTGTTGGTGATTTGCTAGATTGTCCAAAAAGTCGTTCATTTTTACTCCTGATCGGTTAAATCAGAACTTTTTTCGGGGTTGCTATCCCGTGATTCGCCCAAATATGGACTATAACCATGAGAAAAGTGTCCACCACCTGCAGAAAATGGTGGTTGTTCTAGTTTTTGTGCTTTTTCAGTAAGTGTTTCCCAAAAATATTCATCAGTATCGCCCAATCGACCCCAATCTGTGCCATTTTCAACCTGATAATACTCCGTAGAGACTTTGAAGTCTGGGATTTTTGGAGTTTCGGGGGTCAAACTATTGTCATAGATGCGACATCTGTTATTTGGATACAGTGCAAACTGTCCATTTTCAAGTTCAATCAGGTTAAATGATTTATGTTCTTCAGGGATCTCACTTGTAGAATAATCAATGGTATCAGTACCCTCATGATAGTTGTCCAAGGTGCACTCATACGTCCCTCTAAGGGTCCCAAAATGCCTTGTACGTACTTCCCAGTCCATTGAACCAATAAACTGTTTATGAATCGCTGTAACCCCATAATCCATACAATTCCAAAACTGAAGATTAGGTAAATCTAAGTCTGGATCAGGTGTTTGTGGACGAGACAAGAAGGCACTAATCGGTAACTTATCAAACATCGCAGCATACTCGGGTAAGTATGTCTCAAAATAAAAAGCACGTCCAGGCATCGACTTTGCCGACACCCAGACGCCTTCTACAAATTCACCATGACCATCTTTTAGATCGCGTAGGTATTCTTTGCGTACCCATACTTTTCGTGCAGGTAAATTTGTAATTAAACAACTCATTTTTTAAATTATTCTATTCTATTTTATTATTTACCCTGACCCCGATATTTCTTTTTCTTACCATTGCGAGAAGTTGCTGAGAGAAGAGTTCGAGCCGAGCGTCCTTGACGAGTTTTTTTAGGAGGACCCGATTGAAACTCAGTCTTATTTCCACCACTTTTAGCCATTAGATTTCCTCCATTTCAATTAAATTAGCATCAAAACTGTCCTTACCTTCTGAAGGACTTTCATAGTACTGATCTGCAAGATCTTGTAAAACCTCTAAACATTCTTCGTGCGAGAGGGAAGAGTATATCTTCCTCCCCGCATAAAGAACATTAAATCTCTTAGATGATTCGAGTTTTTTCATGTCCAACACGAATACGAGGATCACACCAGATCTCAAATCCAGCATCCTTTGCATCTAAGCAGAATGAGACATCCTCACCACACATATCCTGCACATTGCCAGATTCAAAGACTTGCATCTTAGGAGCAAACCAAGGATACTCAAGGTTCTCAAAGACACCTTTCTTAATCAGCACCCATCCAAAACCTGTATAGTCTACCGTAAATGGTTTCTTACGCTTTGACATGGTTTCAGTGGTTTCGTGATTCATCACTCCACCATTCTTGCGGAAATCATCTTCTTCCAACCAGTGTGCGACAGAAGTTGTGTGTCCATCCTCTGTAGCATACCACCCAGCAGTAATCTCACGCTCTTCACCATCAGCAGACAGAGCTAGATCACAAAGTTGCCAGAACTTGGTAGTGTCAAAAACAATATCATTATCAATCCACAATTGATAATCATAAGTCAACTTCCCATCCCAGGGAATTTGATTCGGACCACGAAGTACATTTGCACCAAGACACTTACAACGTGCAAAGTTCACCATTGAAGAATAGTCTTGGGAAATCTGAATACTCATACCATTCTGTACCATATCAAAGCACAGTTGTACAAAGTTCTTCAGAAACGTGTAAGAACACCCCCGTCCTGGAAGACAGAAAACAATGCTCTTTCCTCGCATCCTTTCTTTAATAGCATCAATATCCCATTCAGCTTGATTTGTTTTCTTGGGTGATGCGGTTTTTACTGTAAATCCTTTAGCCATAAGATTGAATTACCTTCAAGTTCAATTCTATCGTAGTATGTAGTCAGTGTCAATATGAAACTTCTTCCGTATTCAGTAGGGGTTTCTCTACCACCTCATACGATAAATCCTCAACGGTATAATCAGTCTTCATAAGACCAATCATTCCTTTGAGGGTGTTCCATGTTACATTAAACTCTTCTTCTTTAACATTATGAAAAAGACATCTATCCTTTGCATAGATATGGAATAATTTTTCCTTTGGGGGCATTTTTTTTCCTCCGGAAATTTTTTTGTACTGCGGAAAATTTTTTTTAGTATTATATATCGAACGCGAATTGTCACCTCTGTAGGTTAGGGTAGTTAGCGTTTTTTATATCACGCCGCCGCGCCGATATAAACCAACGCCGCAAAACGCTGTCTTCACGGTATATTGAATTTTAACACATAAGGGGGCAAAGTGTCAACCACCGTGCCCCCACTATGTTATCAGAACTCAATCGGATCTGCAGTGGGTTCGTTGATACTTTCATCACTGACAAGAGTATCAAGGATCTGCAGAAGTTCGTCACCAGTGTTAGCACGACCCAGAAGGGAAAGCATCACAGACTTAGACATGATT